AATTTTTTCATCTCTAACAGAATGAAAGATAGCTAGTGTGCCTGGAGATGTAGTTCCATTATTTAAAAAGAAAGCATATTGTTCTGGTCTAGTTGCATTACCTTTTAATACTGCTATTTGTTTAGGACTATCAATTAAATGTTCTGCAAGTATAGATACAGCTGTAGATTTGTAACCATCTTCAATATCAGAATAAACAAACTCTCTTATTGATTTACCATTTTTTTGTACAAAGCCAGATGCTTGATCAAATAATAATGGTGCAGTTCTACTAATACCATAAGGTGTTTGTCTTAATACAGCCACATTTGCTGGTGTAATAGTATTGTCTGTAGCTCTTGGTACATAGTATTCACCACCATCTGTAAATATTTGTAAGTCTTTTACAGATAAAAAATGTCTAACTTCATTAACTTCTGATCCAGATATATCTAAATCTATAGCTTCATCAGCAGCTCCAGATCCTACATCAAAATTAAAGTATTCAGATATTCTAGATGCTAATACAGATGCAGGTCTATTCTTTACACCACCTAACCATAATCTATTATTGTGAAAAGATACTGCTTGTGGAAAACCATTTACTGAAGATATAGTTTGTTCTTTCCAATCAAAATGTGGTCCAGTAGATCCCATATCTTCTAAGATAGTAATAGTAACTACTGTTGGTGAAGTATAACCAGTTATAAATCCTTGCTTACCATTTACTTCAATATATTGATTTACATAAGCACTTGTAAATGCATTAGCTGATGCTGTAAGTGTTCTACCTGTACCTGTACTATTAGCAGATAAAGATACACTTATAGTTCCAGCAGCGTATTTAAAAAAAGGTTGCTGTGATTTATCTACACCACCTACACTAACAGAATCATCTGTACCAAATGCAAATTCTTGTACTTCAAAATTAGTTGCAGAAGATCTAAATATTTTTCTAATAGGATTATCTCTATGAGTTACAAATATAGTATCACCAAATTGTGCAAAGTTAAGCTCAAAGAGTTGAGCTGTAGTCCAATTACAATTAGTTGTTATATTAGATGATAATGCAGTACCAGATATATTATATACGTCCATTCTATTATTAGACAAAGCTATAATAGCTATTTCATCATCAGAAAATACAAATGGTATTAATCTAGACTCTCCAGGCAATGATGCTAAGTATGTAGTACCTGGTCTTCTCATTACACCACCTTCAGCTAGTAATGAAAAGTTTCTACATTGTTTTGCACCATTAATGTAAGCAGGTGTATCTGTTCTTGTTGCTAATAAAGGATTAAGCTCTCCTGCTGAAAAATTTGTTATTACAGTTTTTAATGATCTTGCCATTATACATCTGTTCTCGTTGAGTTTCTCAGATTGATATATCTATTAACATCTAATTGTTTTGTTGTAACTTCTGAAGCATCTATGTTTTTAGATATTAGAAACTGCCTATCAGCCATCATTTTAAACTCTCTTATCATACCTGCATCTCTTGCTACAGATCCTGCAAATATAGATGCAAGTTCATATTCTAAAGCTAGTCTAAAATGTGCAGGAAAGAAATCTTCATCTACACGATATATGTAATCTAATATTACTTTGTGTCCAGATCCATATGTATCTACAAAAATCATATCTTTGTATCTTGTATATGGAATTACAAAGTCATTAACTGTAACTGTTATTACTTGTAATACTCCAGGATTAGCAGGTAATTGATATGCGTGTTCATATCTAGCTTCTGGTGCAGCTGCTAATAAAGACATTTGTTTTTGATTAGTTGCAAACTTCCATCTATGTCTTGTAAGAGAAGACTGAACAATGTCTTCATAAACATTTGATGCTACTAATGCTTCAGTAGATCCATCACTAAAAGAAGATATAGGTGATGCACCTATCATTACTAAAGCTCTTGCACATATATCTACTTTTGTTGTTGCCATTAATTATTTTTTAATTTTTTAATTTTAATACTATTTTTAATTCTGTGCATTAAACTCTTACCTTCAATATGTTCTTTATAATATGACATAGCTATATCTTTAGGACTATCATCAATAGTAAGGTCATCAAATTGTTTGTAAGTGTTTTTCATTCCAGAACCATATTTAGATTTTTTATCTGTCATAATTATTCCTATAAGTTATGAGGGCGAGTTACCTCGCCCCCAAAGTTTTGTTATTATGCTAATAACACTGTATTTAGGTTTGATCCACCATCATTAACAGATACCATTAAGATATCTACTACTCCGTTTGAACCACCACTATTTACAAATATGATGTCACCAGCTTTTAACTCTTTGTGTGATAAGATGAAGTAATCATCATTATCAATGTCGCCTATTGCATCTCCATCAGTATAATACCAAAGAGAATTACTAGGACCCATCTGCGAAATTTTTTTCACAGGGTTGTCTAATGCGTATGCCATATTGTTATCCTCCTATTTATTATTCTGCACACTTTTGTATTCTAATACCATTAGTATCGATTAAAGTTCCACCCATAGATAACATTGAAGTTATTAAGTGTGATACTTTTTCTGGTATGTAGTTTACTTCAGTTTTAACGTCTGAACCAATACCTAGACCAACAGAAGATTTGTGCCAAGCTACTGTGTGTCTGTCAGTTGAACCAGATGTACTTAGTCCACTATGTACAAACCACAAGAAACCTAACCATCTCTTAGCTGTCATTCCTCCAGAATAAGGAAGTTCACCTTCACCTACGTATTCTGCTCTAGAGAATTGATCTAAGCTTAAAAGATCTGACCATTGTTTTGGACCAATGACCCAGTATCTTTGGTTATCATCTGGTACGTCATTAGTATTGAAAAGTTCCATCATAGCTGTTGCTTTGCCTAGATTCATTCCAGTACCTGTACCAGACGAGTTGTTAGCAAGTGCTGTTGCGTTTTGGAAAATCGTATCAACGATCTCATCAGTTTTTCTACCTAATGCGTACGCTGCCGATTGTGCAACCACTTGTCTTTCGTCTATGTTTACCTTTAACTCGTCTAACTTATCAACGTAGTCTGCTGCATAAAAGTCATCAAGAGTAGCTGACACATTTGAATGTGCAAGATCCATAGCAACTACTTCAGCGTGTCTTGCTTTAGTATTTGCAGATCCTTTTGCTATCTTTTGAAACTTAACAGTATTTCCATTGACTCCATTCACTTGTCTTACAAGGTTCTTTAACTTAGAACCCATTCTTTGATAAGCCATGTGAACTTCAGCTTCAAACTGAGTAATAAAGGCATTTGTTATTGATGTTGCCATTATAGCTCCTATTGTTATTGTTAAGTTAACGATTATCTTATTTATGCAGGGGACTGTTATCCTTAGAATTAAGGGCAATCATATCATATTTAAGGTCTTGCAGCTAAAATAAAGTTTAGAATGATTCTACTCAACGCACATTAAATCCATATTTTAGGTATAGTTATAACTTCTCCAAACTCTAACTTACCTTTTTCATCATATGAATATGTACCAAATAATGTAATATATTTATCTGTTTCTTTGAATACCCACATCTGACTACATACAGCTTTAGCTGGTGCTTGGGCTTCCATATCAGACTCGGAAACCCAACCAGTTTCACTAACTGCATCTAGCCAGTGTAAATCCTTTTTAAGTTTTTTATACTTAAAAGGTTTATTGTTTTTGTTTGTCGAACGCTTTCTCATACAGGTCTGTTACACGTTTAATGTAAGCTGGATCTTTCTCTCCATCTTTCCAGTATTTAGGATCTGCCATCATAGATTTAAGATCTGTTAAATCTGGAGTTACTGAAACCTGCGTAGGTGTTGTAGGCATAGAAGTATCTTTTGTTAATCGCATAAGTTCTTCTACAGCAGTTACACCTTCAGCTGTTGCTGCTAGTTTAGAAAAAGCATCATAAGATTCTGGTGAAAGATATTTCTTTGACCAAAGTTCTGCTGCTTCTAATCTTTCTTTAGCATTAGATCCTAACTTTTCCATCTCGACATTTACATCTGGTAAAGTAGCTACAGCATTTTGTACAAAAGCATTAACACCAGTATCAAATTCTTCTTGTGATAATCCTTTTTTCTTTGCTGTTTCTTTCCACCATTGTACTATTTCCATATCGTCAGAAACAGTTACATCTACATTTTCTGGAAGTTCTGGAAGATTAACTTTGTATTCTTCTGGAGTACTTCTTAATCTTTCCTGTTCTATATCAGTTCTTATCTGTTTAGATAAGTCTTCTGTTCTAGAACCTAGTTTCTTTTCAAGTGCATTGTAACTACTTGCTAGATTTTCTAGGTTAACTTCCTTTCTATCAGCGTCCCAAAATTTGTCTTGTACATATTCTGGTTTAGTTACCGCAGCATCTTTTGAGTCTGTGGTGACTGGTGCTGATTTATTTTCAACATTATCATCTGCCATCTTGCTCTCCTTTTTTTATTCTTGTTTGTATTACACCTGCAAGAAATCTCATTCCTTCTAAATGAAATAACTGATTGCTGTCAATGTTTGGACCAGCAACTGCTTCGGTGGTGATTGATCTTATGTAGTTAAGGACTAACTTACCATCAGATCCTTTAAATACACCTGCAAATGTTTTGTTTAACTGAGCTTCTTCAGCTGGAGTTCTAACATAACCATCAATCGATTTTGCAGGGATTGGTTTTTTTTCTTTGATATTATCCCAAGCCATTATGACCTTGCAGTCTTTTTAGCAGCTTTAGATAGTTCTCCGAAATGATATAAACGCTTACTTGTTTTACCATGTGTTTTTCCAGAGTGTAATTGACCATTAGGCATTTTATGTGTTCCACCTTTATGTTCTTTACCATCTCGGAAATAGTGTTTCATTCCTTTTCCCATTATTCTGGTATCTCTCCTTGTCCTGCGGATTGATTAAGTTGACTGATTTGTTGCACTATTTGTTGTTGTTCTTCTTGATCTCTAATGAGTTTTTCTGGTAAGTTCATTTTACCTGCAATATATTTTGCAACCTCATTTTGATTCATAATAATGTTTATCATTTGTGGTCCAAAAGTTCCAGCAAGTATTTCATTAAATCTATTAACATCTGCAACATCTTGTAAGTGTTGTGCTTTAGCTAATGGAGATCTTGCTGCTACTTTAACTTCTCTACCATTTACTTTAGGTAATTCTATTCTACCTTGTTGTGATAATATTCTAATTATTCTTTTTAATAATGGGTGTATAAGTTCTGCTTGTAGTCTACCAAAAGAAGATCCTATTTGTCTTGATAGATCTGCCATTCTTTCAGATACTTCTGTAGCTGTCATTGGAGTTCCTTCTGGTCTACCAAGAGTTTCCATATATAAAGCTTTCTTAATATTCTGCCTCATATCTTGTAATACTAAC